TTGGTCGCAGTGACACGTTAAACGCGTCTTTACCGCCCTCCGAAACGGCGGCCTCGTCGAATATAATCCGGTCATAGGAACGTCCAACGGGGCTATCAACTGTGGTGACAGAACCCATTCGGATCGTGCTACCGTTGCTGATTTCAATGATCTTGTCTTTAAGGTTATCTCTAGTGATTTCTAGGTCAAAGCTGTTGATGAACTTGCGTTGCAGTTCAAACGAGATCACAGACAGCGAGAAGTTCGGGGACATTATCAGTATGTTACAGCCAGGGACTAGTAGTACTAGCTGGCCGATAACATTACTGATAAATGTCTTTCCAAGTCGTCGTGACAGTGCAGCACATACGAACCGGTACTTAGGCATGTTGATAGCGTTAATTAGTGCTATCTGTGGCCTGTTGATTAGTTCAAAGGCGGTGCTTTTTTCGCCTGTGTTTATGTCGATAGTCGGTAATAGCTTTAGATAGGGTACTATTGGTAGCTTAATGAATCGCTTAGCTATGTCTAGTTCTACTATGTACTCTACTTCGACGTCGGGTCTACTAACTTCTAGCACGGCAGATTATGTTATGTGATTCATATGGTTCACTCCATATGTCATTCCTGTTGCCAGCGAAGTTATTCTCTCTGAACAGTCTGGGTCTGTGTTGCTCTATTGAGTATCCAAGCTCGTCTAAGTACGCATGCAATGCACGGCGCTTATCTTCTCTATCGTCTTCAATGTACATTATAGGCTTCCAATGGCGTATAGTCTTCTCAGCACCTTTAAGTACCTCAAGCTCATGTCCTTCAACGTCGATCTTAATGAAGCCCACGTCTTCTAGTGCAAGGTTATCAATCGTGTCGATCTTAACTTCTCGCGTTCCGAAGCTCTTTCCAACAAGTGGCACCCCGCCATAGTTGCCGCGGTCTCCGTATCTAATGATAGGCATGTGTGCAATACCGGTAACTGACCCTAGGGCCGTATGAAATGGCACAACTGGCAAGTTAGTAGTATTTTCAACTAATAACTTAAAGAGTTCTTCTTGCGGCTCAAACGCTAAGACCGCTAGACCTGTAGAGGCTAGAGCCATGGACATGAAGCCAATGTTTGCTCCCACATCTAAGCATAGCCCGTTTGCAAGCGAGATAATCTTTTCGCATTCCTCGCCGGACCATTCGCCGTAATTATACAGCGATCTGCCAATATACTCGTCCTTGCCGTAGAATTTACACGGACCGTAAGCCGTCTGACAGCTTCTTAAGCTCATCACAAACCTCTTTCATTACTTTATCCCACGAGCCCGGATTTCTAAAGACTCGCACGCTTTTATACCAAACGTTTTCGCTACCCATCGAATCCATGCCCCATCGCCAGTCTGGCTCGCTCAAAGGCATTAAAACCCAACAAGGTTTTCCTAGCGCTCCACAAAGGTGCGCTATGGATGTATCTACACACACGACTAGGTCTAATTTTCCTAGTTCGCTAATCGTCTCAGCCCACGAACCAGACTTTAAGTCCCTAAAACCTGGTGTGCCAGCTTCGGTAGGGTTAAGAGTATATACGTCACCATAATCCCTAATACATCCAAAAACTCTGGAAGTAGTACTACGGTTACGATCGTTAGCGTGATCAGGATTACCAGACCAAGTAACACCAATTTGGAGCGTGTCCTCCAAAGTTCTTTCAATGTATTTATCACGTAGCCAATCTCCTGGTGGTATCTTTTCGTTAAATATACGCGCAAGACTACAGATACCTATACCGTGTGTCCCGTCTGTTTCGCTAGGATTATAACACATAGGATACGCGTCGAATATGGCGCTCATCCTAGGCATGCACTGCACTGTTATTTTTCCAACTCTTTTGGCGGCTAATTCTAAGTAACGTCCAAATTGTAATTGATCACCAAATCCTTGTTCTGACAGTATAACTAGAGAGTCTACATACTGTCCGTTCCAAGGTTCTAACTTCTTGTCAGACTTCAATATAACTGGAGATCCTGAGCGCTTGTATCTATAATCATACATCTTCCACGCTAATTCAGGGTCTACATCTTCATCCCTACTACTCAGCTTTAAAAGCATAATATTTGACATATTCCACAGAGCATCATAGTACCCGGGATTCTTTTCTAAAGCAGCTAAATATAGTTCTGTAGCAACATCGTAGTTTTTGTACTTTGACGCTAGCATCCCTAAATTATTAAGCGCTTCTGGATATACATCTACAAAGGTGCTGTCCGTGAATGGTGTATTAGGATCTGCGGCTAGAAGATAGTACTTCTTAGCATTATCGTCATCACCTAGAGCTTTATAGCAGTTACCTAGATTTAAATATACTTCTTTATATTTACCATTATCCTTCATTACTTTCTTGAATAATGGTAGGGCCTTTTCCGGCCGTCTATTAGTTAAATACTTAAGTGCCTTGTTGAACATTGCCTAGTAAAGTTTGAATTAGATGGCTATATTTACTGCCATCGTCGTTGTTAATCTGCACGTTAACCTGATTTTTGATATTAGATTGACGTAGGGTTTCTAGCTTGATCTGTCTGTCGAGTTCTTCCATGCTCATCTTGTGAGATAGAGCTAGAAGATCTGCTATGTCTTTGGTTGAGCCCATCTGTGAGTCTTCGAGCTCTTGGAATTTCTGTTTAATTACCGCGTCTATTGCGGAGCGCATCTTGAACCGATTGTTAAACCCTATGTTCATGAACACGTGATCGACATATGCCTTGACCTCACGCTTGGATAGGATTTGTGTGACTAATTCAGTTGGGATGTCTAGTGTAGCTGCAGTCTCTTTAATGTCCTGACACTGAAGGTAAGCATTGGCTACTTCGAGGTTCTCAGGGCTTATATCGAGCACTTCCGCTGGTGTGGTGCTTGGCAAGTTATTCATATTGTTATAATTGTCGAGATTACTTAATTATAACGCCTATGGGCGTGGGTGGCAAGTGAAAATTTTTTGCGGTGGTGTAAGTTGACTTGATTTGGGCGGTTGATGGGATTATAATGAATGTTCTGAGGTGGAGTATGACACAGCCTACGGCACCCAAAATATTGGACTCAAAATTTGTAAATAGGCCCGGTGGGAGGGCCAATAGGGGTGGGGGTATGTGTTAGTCAAGTAACCGCCCCCCTATTTTACACGTCTATACGGCCCCACGTCAATAGGTGTAGATGTAACAGATGTAACAACCTGGACATAGACAACACCTATCGACCTGGACATACGATTAAAAATATCAATTAGACTTTCCTATTCGTGCATGTAGAATGCTTTACATGGACAAGAAGATCACTCCCCAAGCAGCAGCAGCAATCGCTGCCCTGCGTGCCCAGGCTGTTGCACTTTATCGTGCTTATGCCCATGCCCGTGTTATCGCATCCCAACCCAAGTAAGAGGATCATATGAACATCGCCCAGATCAATGCCTTCCGCGTCGCCCATGGGCTGACCCCCCTGACTCCCGCTGACAAGGGCGCACAGAAGCGCAGGCAGGCAGCGAATCAGGCTGCCCGTGCGCAGGCATCGCGCGAACTCAAGAGCAAGCGGGGCAGTAACAAGAAGTAACAGATTGTAATACTGCTGTACGGATGCCCAAATTGGGATATAATGATCTCAACGCAACGGAGAACATGATGACCTCAGTAACTGTTACCTACCTTGACCCCGAATCTAACTTGGTTACTGTTACTGAGAGCACTAGCCTGTACGTTGAACCCGGGGAAGTTTGGGACTATAGCGAACTGGAAAGGTTTTGCGAGCTGGAAATGGTTGACCTTGTTTGCTAAACAACAATAACCACGCTGCCAGCGTGGTTACTTGCGCCATTTTACCACAGTAAAATGGGCCGCGTCAAGACCTGGTGCAAAAATACAACATAGGTGTTTACACCTAGAAGAAAGATTGGATGCTGTAAGGTTCATGTAAGGTTCGCATGTATAATGGTTTACAGCAGCAGGAGAAACCGAAATGACAAAAACCCTTACATACAATACCGGCCGAATCTATAACGGGGAACAAACTCTCGAAATTACGGTAACTCCGCTCGAAACTCCTGGCGAGTTTGGCGAGTATAATGCATCCCTTAAGTTTGTTGATGCGTCGCGTAATATCTCCGGTATTATCCCTTCTTATCTTATCTTCTCAACTGACACCCCCCAAGAAGTATGTCGCGCATGCCTTAGCATGTATGACAAGGGTAATTATCAACTCGTTTAAGAGGCATATCATGACAAACCTTCAATCCCTTCAAGCGCAACTCGCGGAAATTAATAAGCAGATTAAGGCTGAAAAGGCTTTGACTAAACTGCAATCCTGCAAGCTGAATCATCGTACTGGCGCAAAGTATTTTGATCTGCAAAAGGCTTATCTGGATTCCCTGAAGGGCTGATATCATGATCGAATCCATTATGGAAGCATACTGCGAAGGCGTGGACGAAGAAACCATTATGCGTATATTCGATATTACCTTTGCTGAACTGCAAATGATTGTTCTTTCGTACTAGGGGGTAATATGTTTGAATGGCTCAAGGCTAAAAATCCTAATACTTCCCGCCGTACTACCATGGAGGATATTAAACCTATCCATCATTCTGTATGGACAGAATCCGATACTACTAAACCTAAGTATCGTATTACTAGGAATGGTTATGGCCTATATTCGGTTTATATACTATACGATGGCTTAGGCAAACTACTGCTTAAATCTAAGCTGGAATCTCTTAAGGCAGCGGAGGAATGCCTTTCCATGTATATCCACAAAGCAAACATGAACACAGAAGTAACTGTTAAGGAGATTTACTGATGTTTCTTTTATGTACTGTTGCCGTAATATTTCTGGCATTCTTGCCAATACTGATTGTTTCATTCTTGGACGCTTGACCAGGTTATAATATACCCGAGTATCTCGGGTATATTTGCGCCTATTATACTCCGTATAATAGGGCCGTGTCAAGCACTGTTACAAAGTTTTACACCTGGCGTTGTTTTGCGTACACTAGGGAAAGCACCTAGAAAAAACTTGATCTAGATCAACATCGCCTGGGCGATCTGCTATACACTGGGCGCATGGACAAGCAACACCTACCGGCCCTGTTACAATTGGGCGTTGACGCGGGTATTATCTGCTGGAATAAGCTCTCGGGTATGTATCCGAAACTGCGCGGCCCGTTTCCTCAATTTAGGCTTAATAATAGGCTTAAATCTACGGCTGGCAGAATGTGGTGCGGGGAAAGAATCTGCGAATTGTCCCCCGAATTATTCTTCTATAATCAAGAGGAATTTGTAAAGGTTATTATTCCGCATGAGTTGATTCACCAAGCGGATTATGATTTAACTGGTAATCAAGGCCACGGCCCTACATGGAAACAGATAATGGTTTCCTATGGTTTGCCGCCGGATAGATTGCATGATCTAGTAAACCCGGTCCAAGTTAAACGAAACAACGCGAGGAAATAATGGAAATTATCGGTATCATTGGCTCGATTGCATTTGCAATCTGTGGTATGCCGCAAGCTATTAACTGCGCGAAAGAGGGCCATTCTAGGGGTTTGTCGTGGAGTTTCCTGATTCTCTGGTTTGTCGGTGAAGTATTTACTATCGCGTATCTATGGCCTAAGCAAGACTGGATTCTTTTGTCGAATTACATTCTCAATTTTGCATCGCTTTTGCTTATGCTGCGATATAAGATTTGGGAACGCAAACCTAATATCAAAATCGAACTTAACTTTACTGCGAGGCAATTATGAAAATGTTTAAAGTTGTATATCGTGGATTTATTTCCAAGATTGTGTTTGCAAATGATTTGGAAGATGCAATGACTAAGTATTGGATACCTAATCAAACTATCTTTCTGCACGAGATTACTGTTCACTAGGGGGTAATATGCTTGATATGCGAAAAAATACTCCGCCGGATGGCGAGGATGTTATTCTTTATTTGGATTATGGTCGGACTCCGATTATTGCCGGCCTATTTGATGGAGAATGGCGAACTGCATTAACTGATACAGTTATTGCACACGATCTAATTCTGGGTTGGAACTATATCCCGGAATACTCATATACAGAAAAGGATTATTGACCAGGTTAATAATATGAAGACAAAAGAGTTTCCCTCTGTAAAAGCCGCCAAGAAATATGCGGAATATTTACTTAGATACTATCTTAAAATGATGAAAAGTAAATAAATAGAATATACCCTTCATAGTATGAAGGGTATATTCGCGCCAATTTTACCATGTAAAATTGGGCCGCGTCAAGCGGCGTTACATTTGTTACAACCTGGTGTTGCGGGCAAATGTAACAGTTTGTAAAAACGCTTGTCAGGGTAAACACCTAGAAAATAGTTTGCAATTCCTGGGCGATATGCTGTAGACTAGGGTCTGACGGTAAACAAGGAATTAAGTAAATGGCTGCAATTCGCAAAATTTCAATCTATGATATGGATGGCACTATCGTAGATTCTTCGCATAGGTATCGGACAATCACCGAGAATGGTATAACTCGCATTGATCTAGAATACTGGCGAGAGAATGAATATAGGGCAATGGATGACGGTTTATTGCCGCTTGCCGAACAATATCGCGCAGAATTGAACGATTCTAGCGTATATGTTATTATTGCAACTGCGCGGGTTATGGGTCCGGCAGATTGGCAGTTTGTAAATGAGATTCTCGGCGCTCCCCGGTATTTTGTTTCTCGTAAACCCGGTGAAACTATTTCGGGCGGTCAATTGAAAATCAACGGTTTGCAAAAGTTTTTCAATCTGAAACAGTTTCGGAAGGCTGACGCAGTATTTTACGAAGATAATGTGCAGTATTTGAAAAAGGTCTGCGACCATTTCAATATTACTGGTGTTTATATTCCCTCAAAACAAGGTCACTAAAATGCTTTATGCAATAGGTGCTGCAATAGCTTTTGGATTTTGGCAAGATAATGCAACCGCGGGAGTATTTATATTTGCCCTTTTGGTTGCTCTAAACGATATTTATATGGGTAAGAAACAATGACTGAAATTATCTGGTGGGCTATTGGTATTCTCGCGCTTTTCGGCGTTTACTATATTGTCGAATGGGTATTTGATTTCTGGGTTACTTGGCCGTTTGAGGAATAAGGGTTTGTACCTATACTAAGCCCGAAATCCTCGTGTATAATGTAATCTTTAAACCCTGAAAGCGAGTATGGCAAAGAAACAGTATTTCATGATTGTCGATACTGAAACCAGTATCACCGACAAGGTTGTCGATTTTGCGGCTGTAGTATGTGACCGCGAGGGTCAAATATACTCGCAATGTGCCGTTCTAGTTAATGGTATTTTCGGCGTTGATTCCCTTTTCTTTGATAAGAAAGCCGAGAATATCTGGTCGCAGGCAAACCTTACCAAGCGCATGGAAAATTATAATGCCATGCTGCAATCTGGCTCTAGAATGTTGGCGTCAGTTAATGCAATTAATCGCTGGCTCGAAAAGGCTGCGGGTAAATATAGCCCTAGTTTGACGGCATATAATCTGCCGTTTGACGCTAGTAAATGCGTTAATACTAATATCGACCTTTCGATGTTTAGTAATCGGTTTTGTTTGTGGGCTGCTTCTGTTGGCAATATCTGCAACACTAAAAAGTATCGACAATTTGTTTTGCAGAATCACCTTTTTAATACTCCGACGGCTAAGGGTAACATGACCTTTAGTACCACTGCCGAGGCAGTTACTGGGTATCTGGCGGGTGAGTTTACGGCCGAGCCACATACTGCGCTTGAGGATATTATCGGGTATGAGTTGCCGACTTTGGTACATATTCTGAAAAAGCGGGATTGGAAAGAAAAAATCCAACCCTATGATTGGAATAAACACCAAGTTAAAAACCACTTTGAGGCTAAATAAAATGCGTTATATTGAAAATGCCGTAGGGTTTCTGGGGGTTCGGCTCCCCGTCACCATTCATATTAAGAATCCGCGAGATAGGAATATCGCGGCTTATCATGAAGGAGTTTACAGCAAAAGCGGTAAACTCAAGGCCCACAAAATCGTGGTTAATATGGGCAGCGTGCGAGTAAAGGGCGAAAGAAACAAGAAAACCCTAATTCTGCATGAGTTAGTCCATGCGTGGCAAGCCGAGAATAAAAAGCCGAGAAAACACGGCAAGGTATTTGCCAGGAAATGCGCGGAAGTTAATATGAAATTCGGAGTTCCACGTATTTTCCAACCTGAAATTGATATTGACTAAAATAAACCGGGATATATTATCCCGGTTTATTTTTGCCCAGGTCTGTTACATTTTGTTACAAGTTGTTACAGGCGCCATTTTACTATGTAAAATGCGGCCGCGTCAAGCGGCGTTACATTTGTTACACCTGGCGTTGTTTTGGTGACACTAGGGTTTGTCCCTAGAAGAAAACCTGGTCGCTGTAAGGTTCGCGTAAGGTACAGCTGTATAATGGAACGCAGAGCAGGATGAAACGGAAAGGACACAAAAACCCTACACTTGACTCGGATATTGCCGCTGAGTTATACTAACGGCATGGGTTGAGAGAATCACCCGCATATGCAAAGATTCTCGCAATTGTTCAGATATATTATCTGATACTGAAAGGCTGAAAATGACTGAAAAGACTGTTAAGGTTGCGAATTATACCCCGGAACAAACCGCGGAACTGGTTGCCGCTTATATTGCGGATTCTAGTAAGGCGACGGTTGAGGCATTTGCTGCGAAGTTTGCCAAGTCGGGCCGTAGTATTATCGCCAAGCTCTCGAAAGAGGGTGTTTATAAGGTTGCCGAAAAGGTTACCAAGACCGGCGAAAAGGTTATGAAGAAGGACGCTCACGCTGATGCGATTGGCGCGATTCTGAAACTC